GTTTTTACACCAGAAGATGAAGAAGACGATGACGAAGGAGACGTTGTTATTATTAGAAGATAAATTATGAAAACATTTGACGATTCAAACTGGAGAGAAGAATATAAATCTCATACCAGAAACAAAATGGAATTAGACTTACTTGAAAACGGGCCAAAGAGTTTATCTCAGTCATGGCATCTTCAAGCACTCTATAGTAATTGGAAAAAAATGAAAGGTTATGATAAATTAGATCCAAAAGAGAATGAGGGTCAGTTGCAATCAAGTTTAGCAGATTGGGAAAAGAGTATAGAGAAGTATAAAAAATGAAACTCAAATTGCCTAAGAAAAAATTATTTCAAGATGCACTTAAAAACAATAAGTGGCCAGTAAACTGGTTTGACCAGAAAAAAGATAAAGAAAAAGAAAGGCAAGAAAAAATATCCAAACTATATCCAAAAAAATGAATAACAAATATATCTTTGATGTTGATGGAACATTGACTCCTTCCAGACAACAGATTGATCATGATTTTGAAAAATACATGCTTGACTTCTCTGATGAAGAGGATGTCTATCTTGTCACAGGTAGTGATAGAGAGAAAACCATAGAACAAATAGGAGATAAATTATTCCAAAAAGCAAAGAGAGTTTATAACTGTTCTGGTAGTGATGTATATGAGGGAGATATAAATGTCTATAGAGATGAGTGGGAGATACCTAGTGATGTAGAAGAATTTTTAATGGATGAATTACATCATAGTAAGTTTCCAGTTAGAACTGGAACACATATAGAAAGAAGACCTGGTGGAATTAATTTTAGTATCTTAGGTAGAGGTCAAGGAGTTGTATTAGAAGAAAGAGATGAGTATGTTAAATGGGATAGAAAACATGATGAAAGAAAAAATATAGCAAGAAAAATAAAAAAAAGATTTCCTGATTTGGAAGTACAAGTTGGTGGTCAAACTGGTTTAGATATTTCACCATTAGGTAGAAATAAAGGACAGATATTAAGGGATTTTGGTAAAGATGATTTTATATATTTTTATGGAGATATGATGGCAGAGGGACAAAATGATTTTCCTTTAGCAAATCTTATAAGGACTAAGAAATTAGGATTTACATATCATGTTCATAGTTATGAACATACATGGGATATCTTACATCTTCATATACCAGATGAAACCAGATAAAAAAGTGGCACATTAAATATAGATTAGTATATACATACAAGTATAATAAGGGTATAGATAAATGATTTGATTATGACTACTCCCTTTGAGATTAAAATGACAGAAAAACAAGCATTTGATGGTTTAAAATCCAACTATGGCACAGAGTTCACTGCTGCTGATGTCAGAGCATTTTGTGCTATGAATGACATTGGTTATTCAACTGTTACAGGAAAAATTAAACAGTATAAAGTTGGTAAAGGAAAGTGGAATCTCAAAGTGACTCCTAAAGCAGTTAAGAGTATAGAGAAAGCATATGAAGCACCTGCTGTAGTTCCACAGTCAGAACAGAATCTAGTTCCAGATACAGATAATACTTTTGTTAAGTTTGGTCCTTTCACTGATATTAAGAAGATAATTTCATCTAAGATATTCTATCCTACATTTATCACTGGTCTATCAGGTAATGGTAAGACATTTGGTGTAGAGCAAGCATGTGCACAGTTGAAGAGAGAACTTATCAGAGTAAACATCACTATTGAAACAGATGAAGATGATCTGATTGGTGGATTTCGTTTAGTCAATGGTGCTACAGTTTGGCACAATGGTCCTGTTATTGAAGCACTTAACAGAGGTGCTATCTTACTTCTTGATGAGATTGACCTTGCTTCAAACAAAATACTATGTCTTCAATCTATACTTGAAGGTAAAGGAGTTTTCCTTAAGAAGATTGGTAAGTTTATCAAACCAGCAAATGGATTCAACATCATTGCAACTGCAAACACTAAAGGTAAAGGTTCAGATGATGGTAGATTCATTGGAACTAATGTTCTTAATGAAGCATTCCTTGAGAGATTTCCAGTAACCTTTGAGCAAGAGTATCCAGCACCTGCTGTTGAGAACAAGATATTAACAGCAGTTGCTAAGAATCTTGGTGTTGATGATGCTGACTTCTGTAAGAGACTTGTTGATTGGGGTGACATCATTCGTAAGACATTCTATGATGGTGGTGTTGAGGATATCATCAGTACAAGAAGACTAGTTCACATAGTTCGTGCTTACTCTATATTCAACAACAAAGCAAAAGCAATCCAAGTTTGTGTAAACAGATTTGATGATGAGACTAAGCAATCATTCTTAGAGTTGTATGACAAGGTTGATGCTGACTTTGAGATGCCAAATGAAGATAACTGATCATATAGGAATTTTTGAAAAAGGACTGCCTCTCAATGTATGTGAGGCAGTTATTCAATCCTTTAATTTATGGGAGGGTCAGAGAGAATTTATTGCAGAAGCATTTAAAGATGGTGAAAATCAATTTAAAGATGGTAAATTCTCTAGGAGTGATACTCAACTTTGTTTAGAAGTAGTTGACTTAGATCTGTATCAAACTCTTAATGGTTTTGTTAAAAAAGCATTTGAGCAATACACTTCAGTATATTCTGGAATACTTCAAAACAATGATCCTGTTTCTACTTGGACTACTAAAGTTCAAAAAACTAAAGCAGGTGGAGGATATCATCAGTGGCATTGTGAGAATGGTCAGTTTCTTTACAGAGATAGAGTTCTTGCATGGATGGTTTATTTGAATACTGTTCCCTCTCAAAATGGTGGAGGTACAGATTTCTTACATCAAAAGTTAACCTTACAACCAGAAGCAGGTACTATTGTTTTATGGCCAGCATCTTATACTCATGTTCATAGAGGAGGATTTTTGACAGGCAATGTTGACAAATATATTGCTACTGGTTGGTTTATTAGAGAACCCACTTGACTCAACAACACATTCTTGATATACTGGAGGAACATACAAAGTATTATGTCTAAAGATGTAAATTTAGATTGGATTGAAAAGAGTGGAGGATATGAGTGGACTCCTGGTTCACCTTGGCCACCAGAGGTTCCTGATGAGGAAGCATGTAATGGTGATGATTATCAACACTCTAAGATGTCTGGAGAATCTGCTAAGTATTCTCCTCAACACTCTGATTATTATTATGACTACAATAGAAATGACCCTGACAGAGAAAACCCATTTACTGAGGCATTTGATTACATGATGGGAGAAGCAGTAACAGGAAACTGGGAAGAAAGAACAAAGTGGATTTATGAATCCCCTGATAAAGGTAAAACTGTTTACAGATATGTAAGTGGAAGAGACCCAAGCACAAGAGAAAGAGTAATTATTGATGATGGTGCACCAAAAGACATCTTAAAGTATCAGGAGGATAAGAGTCTAAAGGATCTTAAAGAATATGTTAATACAACATATGAAGGACATTATACATCTGATCAAGGAGATAATGTTCAAACACTTGATATCATTGAATCTGTTGGAGATGCAAAGTCATTCTGTAGATCTAATGCAATCAAATATTTAACTAGATATGAGAAGAAAGGACAGGCAAAGCGTGATATACTAAAAGCAGCACATTATTGTTTATTACTTTACTATTTTGATGGACACACAAACACTAACTGATATGAAACTATCTGACAAAACAATTAAGTTACTAAAAAACTTTTCATCTATTAATCAATCTATTCTTTTTAAAGAGGGTAGTAAGTTGCGTACCATAAGTGTTATGAAAAACATTTTAGCAGAAGCAACTGTAGATGAAGAGTTCCCAAAAGACTTTGGAATATATGATTTAGTTCAGTTCTTAAATGGATTAGATCTACATGAAACTCCTGAGTTGGATTTTACTAGAGATGAGCATGTAGTTATCAGAGAAGGTAAGATGAGATCTAAGTATTTCTTTGCTGATCCATCAGTGATTGTATCACCACCAGACAAACCACTTTCACTACCAACACAGGATGTTTGTTTTATTCTTAGAAGTCAACAGTTAGAGAAACTAAAGAAAGCATCATATGTTTATGCTTTACCTGATATCTCTGCTATTGGAGAAGATGGTGTTGTTAAACTAGTTGCAAGAGATAAGAAGAATGATACATCAAATGATTTCTCAATTGTAGTTGGTGAAACAGATAAGAAGTTTACATTTAACTTTAAAGAAGAAAACTTGAAGATTATACCTGGTACATATAATGTTGTCGTCTCTTCAAAACTTTTATCTAAGTTTACAAGTGAAGATTATGACTTAACTTACTACATAGCATTAGAACCTGATTCCACTTTTGAATAATGAAACTTTTACTTGCATCACTTATAGCACTCACACCTGTTTCAGCAAGTGCTGATGATGTTATTCAGTGGGAAACAACTAGCAAAACTTGCTATAGAGAAACATATAGAGAAGAGTATATACCTGGTACAAGAGAAGATCCTGGTTTTATAAAAACTTACAATGAATTAATTGAAGTTCCTTGTCGTGATAATTATGCTGATTCTGATCCTGTTATTAGAAGAGAAACTGTAGTTGAATATGATGAAAATGATTGTTCTGATGGTAAAGTTGCTGGTGCATTACTAGGTGGTGCTGCTGGTGCTGCAATGTCTAGAGGAGATGGACGTTGGTGGGCAATTCCAATAGGTGCAGTTGTAGGTAGTAAGATTGGTTGTGATGCTGCTGGAGGTTAAGCAATGAACAACATAGGATTGGAAGTTGTATTCTGGACAGTGTTATCAGTTTATCTTTTAGCAAAAACAGGAGTGTTTAAAAAATCCACTAGGAAAAATTATTCTAGAAAGAAGAGGAAAAAATGAAATGTGCTGGTGAAAAATGGAATGAAATATTCATTTTAAATGAATTAATTTTTGAACCATTAGAAGATTCATGTAAATCAATTCATGATATACCAATTATTCTTGTTAAAAATGCTCTTAGATATCCAGATCAAGTTAGAGAATTTTTAGATAATGGTTATTGGTGGACAAATCCTTGTCTAGAAGATACTAGACCAGGAAAATCTTTTGATTTTGGTATAGATGTAGAAAATTATTTTGAACCATTAATAGATAATCTTTCAGACTTTTATGAAGCAGGTATAGATCCAATAGAATTTTATGCAAATTGTTTTAATGGTAATATGGATCTCTTAAGTAACATGTCTTATCTTCCTCATGTTGATACTTTTCCAGGTGATTTTACAAATCATAATCCAAGAAATGATGTTGCTTTTAATATTAATTTAACAAAGTCAGATAAAGTAAAAACTGCTTTTTATTCTTTTAATGATAAAAGATCAGTGTGTGATTTTACTGCAAATGATTATGGTGATCTTAAGACAATTACTAAGAAACAAAAATCTATAGTAACCAAGGGGAAATGGATAGAATCAGGAGAAAATGAATATGAAAATTATAAACTTGAATATGTTGCAGATA